TCAGGCGACCAAGGCTCGCTCCCAGAGGCGTTGCGCGTCTCGCAAAGCCGTGATATCCGGCTTTAAATAGTACTTTGCGGTGGTTTTGATGTCGCTGTGTCCGAGCATTTTGCTCACGATGGCGATATCCGCTCCGGCCGCCAGCGTGTTCGTGGCCCATGAGTGGCGTAGGTTCCGTGCCGGCACGTGCGGGAGATTATGCCGTTTGCACCAGCTTGTGTACTGGCGTGCCACCTGTGGTGGGGTGAGGGTGCCGATGAGTCGGCCTCCCTCGCGTGGCTTGAGTTCGCGCAGGCGTTTGACGGCGAAGCGCGGCAATGGGAGCGTGCGGCGGCTCAATTCGGTCTTAGGCGGCACTGTGACCTCATGCCCGCCCACCCATTGCAGACCGCGCTCGACATGCAGGACACCTGAACGCAGGTCAATATCCGACCATTCGAGCCCATACCCTTCCTCGGTACGCAGCCCGCATGAGACGGCGCAGATCAGCCACGCCTCCAAAGGGTGGGCGTAGAAGCCTTGCAACAGCGTGCGCTGTTGGCGGATGCTCAATATGGTCGGCTCGTAATGAGGTTTGGCCGGCAGTTGGATGTCACGTCTCGTGATGTCCACGTCCAAAAGGTTCCAGCGGATAGCTCGTCTCAGTATCGCACGCAACACGGCCCATGCCTTGCGTGCCGCGCCCGCGCTGTCGAAACCTGCGAGCCACTTGTCCACGAGCTCCACGCTTATCGCGCCCATGTCCATGCCACCGAAAACCGGCATGACATGCAGACGCCAAGCGGACTCGTACCCCACACACGTGCTCTCACGCAGATTCGCCATGCAGTACGGCCAAAACCGGTCGTTCCAAAACTCTCGTAACAGCATTTTCAACCTCCAAAACCCCACACGCCCGTTGGCCTATCCAACGGTGACGAACGTGTGGGTTTTTCCCAACGTAAAGGAGTTTTCCATGTCTTTGCTCGCTCACGTCGTCGATTGGCTCGTGCCTTTTATCTGTGGCGGCGTGGCCACGGTTTTGGGCCTGATGTGGCGGTGGGGCAAAGCCATGGTCAACGGGCTGCGCGAGCTCCTGCTGTGCCAGTTGGAGGACCTGCGCCGCGAAATGGTCATCGAGCACGACGGAGTGGCGGACGAGGACCTCAAATCACGCTCCCAACGCCTCTACGACAGCTATCACAGCCTGGGCGGCAACGGCCACGGGACATCGCTCAACAATGACATCCAATCCGCGCCGATAGCGCCCCGACAGTCCTGACCCACGACCGTGGGCCACAAACAATATCCATCCCAGAGAAAAGGGAAACATGGTCAACAATTTGAAACGTCATCCCAAGCCCTCGCTGCCGGACGAGCTTCGCCCGGACGTTGCACCGGAAACAATCATCGAATCCAATAAGGAGGAACAGTAATGACCCAAATCCATATTTCCATCAGGAAGCCGAAGACGGGCGGCTTGGACCCTGTGACCGGTACGCTGCGGTTCCGCCCGGTGCGTCGTCACTTCGACGCGGCGAAGAATCTTATTATCGCGGCCTCGTTCGACGCGAATCTGTCCGAAACGGGTGAGCTGACGGTTGACCTGCTGCCCACGACTAGCGCGTTTGTTTGGCAGGTCATCGAGTTGGCGGACACGCCGCAGGCGTACACGCGCTACGTCGAGGTGCCGGACTCCAAGACCAAGGTCGAATACGCGGACCTCGTGGAAGTGGACGCCGGCACGTTCGTCCCGAAGGACATGCAGGGCTCCCAATTGCTGAAGGTTCGCCACGCTTCCACCCAGTCGGAGGCGGAGACGCTTTCCGCCCGATACCCGGATGCGGTGGTGCTCTTCGACGAGACCGCCACGACCATGAAGGCCGCTATGGCCATGAGCACGTTGGAGTCCATCACGGCCGAAGCGCAGACGAACGCCGCGTTGGATAGGAGCGCCATGCTGAGCGCACAGTCCTCGGCTGATTCCGCGACCGCCACCCAGTCCGACCTTAATATCCTCGCGTCGAACGCCAACACGTTGGCGGCTAGCGTCGCCAATGATTCGCAGACCGTGGCCGACACCGCCAACGCGGTTGCGGCGAAGGGCGAATCGGCTATCGCCACCATCGATTCGACGGTGCAGGCGGT